ACATAGCTCAGCTATTTTATTTTTAGCTTAGCTATTTTATTTTTAGCAGACTTTTCGCACCAAAGTGGCGGAAAGCCTTGAAAACACTGCGTTTCAAGTGCTTCGCGAATCGAAAATTCCAATTTATTCTTGGCTTTCTCTGACCTTTGAAGCGGAAAATGTTACAACATTATTACGGAATAAAACGGAATAAAACTGCAAAAATAAAAATAGCTTAGCTATTCGCTTTTTTTATTTTTCTTCGCGTTTTCTAATTTTGTGTGTTTTGCAGCTCATTCCATCTGTAAGAATTTTCTTTTCCAGCCACGAAAAAAATTCCGCTTGCAGGTCATCCGGCAGTTTCTTCACCTTCTCGACGAGCGTTTTAACAACAAACTTTTTATCAAAAACAGGCATATTTTCCTCTCCAGTCGCGTATTTTTTTACCGTCCACCGCAATACAATATGCTGACGCGCCGCGGAATATGACCAAAAATTTTCCGTGTGTTTGCAAAATGTTTTCAATTTGTTCACAATTTACGATGGCACTTTGCTGCGTTTTGCGGCACAATGAAAGAAAAGGAGTGATACACTTGCCACGGCAGACACTAAAAAAGCGCCCAGACGGGCGTTACGTTTGCAAATATAAAGGATTTTCGTTCTACGGGCGAACGCAGTCCGAAGCCCTTGCAGCCCGTGAAGAGTACAAAAAGCAGGAAAAATACGGCAGGAAACCACGGGAGAAGTACACGTTCGCCGAGTATGCGGCGGAGTGGCTGCCGACGTACAAGAGCGAGGTGACGGCGAAGGTGTATGATGACTATGCGGCAAGGCTTAACAAGATTGCGTCAATCTTGCCAAAAGTTGAGATGCGACTAATCACGCCGTCGGACATACAGCGGCTATACAACGCTTTTGCTAATCGTGGGGATGCGACACGAAAAAAAGTAGCAACGACGGTACGAGCGGTTTTCCGCGCCGCGTTAGGTGATGGGATTGTAACAAAAAATCCATGCGAAAACATCAAGCCAGCGAAAGGCGAAGTTGGAACGCACCGCAACCTTGAAGATTGGGAAGTGCAAATAATAGAAGATACATACCAAGAAAATCCGATGGGACTTTTTGCCATGGTAATGCTCTATGCAGGGTTGCGGCGTGGCGAAGCGCTTGCACTCGACATTGACAAGGACGTTGATTTTGAGAATGGCGTAATTCACGTTCGGCACTCTCTGCGCGCCGAACATTCCTCGTGTGTTATCGTCCAGCCAAAAACAAAAGCAGGAATCCGTGATGTTCCCCTGTTCCTGCCACTGAGGAAGGCACTAACAGGCAAGCACGGTAATATTCTTACGCCAAAAGATGGCAAAAAAATGTCAATGAACGACGTGGATGTGGAATGGCGCAGATATTTGAGCTTTTTGTCATCGGTTGCGCGAAAGAAAGTTGCGATACGTCAGCACGATTGTAGACATGCGTTCGCAACAATGCTATATGATGCGGATGTTGATATTAAAACTGCTGTAAAATGGATGGGACACGCAAACGAGGAAATGATAATGAGGATTTACGCACACCTCACAACAAAAAAGGAAGAGAGCGCAATCGAAAAAGTTGAAAATGCTCTTACGAAGCGGTCAAGTGGTCAAAATGGTAGTCAAAATTAATACGTGCAATGCGGAAACATCGTGATTTCAACGGATTGCGGATTTTTTAATTCTCCCCCATGAAGAAGTGGTATTTTTACGACTGCATTTTTTCACCCGCTGCAATCCCTTGATAATACTTGAGTGCAGCACAATCAGCCGAAATGCGCAATTCCCAAATTCGCAATTTTGACTCTCTTTCCGTCGCACGAAGTAGTCAAAACGGGGGTCAAAAATCCCCTCCGTGTTGCATTCATGGAGGGGATTTTTGTCAAGCGTTTTTCTGTGAGATAATCTGCGCCCACTTCTTCGCGTCCTGCACACGCTTCCGTTCCTCCGGCGTGTTGACGCTGATGGAATGCAGTGCCGTCTCCACTTGCTGGATGGTCGGAACTGTGTCCAAGTCCGCGCTATGCGTCATGAGGACAACCGCGTCCCGACGCTTCTTATCATCGGCGGATTCCTGCACGCTCTGTGCATCTGTTTTCGGGGCTGACTGCGTGGCGAGGTACTCACGCACTGTAATCAGCGCCGCCAAATCGCGGATGTTCTGCGGATTGTTTCCCTCTTCGATTGCCTTCTCAATCTGCCCATCAATCCACGTCAGCGTAACCACGCAGCCAGCCCCTTTCCGTTATGCTTCTTTCAGTTCTTCCAGCGCCCGCCGAATCACGTCACGCTTCCCCGGCTCGATGGTGCGCATCAGCTCTTCCAGCTCGTCCATCAGACGCTTGTCCGTGCCGTCGTGGCGGCTGTACCGTCCGCGCATATCGCGCCCACGGCGGCTGTATCGGTCATCGCGGTACATACCATCGTAGTTGCCCCGCGCTTCCCAGTCGCCGCCGTGATTGCTGTACCCGTCCGCTTCCAGCATCTCAATCTTGTCGATGTTTTTGATGGTGTCCGTCAGTTTGTGGACAGCTTCGAGGTCGCCCGCGGACATATCCTGCTTCTCCGCAATCTCTTGCAGCTCTTCGCAGAGTTTTTCTTTGAGTTCATGCAGATACTTCATTGCGTTTCTCCTTTCCTTACGCAACCCGCGTAACAATCAGGTTGGCATTCTGCACATCGATATCCACGCCAGCGGTATTTTTGACGCTGATGGTCGTGCAGCACCCCGCCGGAACGTCCACAAAGGTATCAATGCTGACGTTCTGGTACTGCGCCGCCGCAGCAGGGGTGACGATGGCGGTAGAAGCCGGAAGCGCCTCACCCGCGATTGCAAGTGCAACAGAGATAGCTCCGGCAGTGCCGCCCGTCGGAATGGCGATATTGCCGCCAAAGTTTACGCGAAAACGCGCGCGGCACTGTCCGTTGGTGATGCCTCGCAGCGTCACGATGCCAGACCCCTCACGATGGACGATGCACCGCGTGGCGCAGACGGGCGTGGCGGTAAAGAGGACATTGTTTCCATTGGCGACGGTTTGAGCCGCCGCCGCAGTATATTCAGCCATGATTTTTCTCCCTTCAGCGGCAGGGCGCGAATCAATCAACGCCCCGCCGCTTTTTCAGTTGCCGTTTGTCGGCTCATCCTGCACAGGCAGGAAGCTGTCTGGAGCTTACCCGGCGCAATACTGCGCCTGATTGCAGCAGAACGGATTGGCTACCGTGTACGCCGGAACAGGGCAAGGACGAATCGTATTCACCAGATACTGGTTCTGTGCTGCCTGAGACGCGGCAAGCTGCAAGCCGAAAATTTGCTGATTCTGCGCAGCAATCTTCTCATCCTTTGCCTCGATGCGCTGTGCCGTCAGTGCGTCAATCACCGCTCGGGCGTTAGCGTTGGCGTTGTCCAAAATGTCGCGAACGCCGCTCTGAATGGTGTTGCGAGTGTCGCAAGCCTGAGTGGCAAGGTTGTAGTTCACGCCCTGGATTGCCGTCTGCGTCTTGCAGCAGCAATCCGCCGCCTGTGCCTGCATCGCGTTAAGCTGCTGCATCAGCGCGGTCTGCTGATTGGCGCGCGCGAGTTCCGCCTGCGCAAATCCGTTTGCCATCTGCATCTGTACGCCATTGGTGAGCTGCGCCTGTGCATAGAATCCATCACACAAGCCGTTGTTCACGTTGTCGATTTTTCGCTCGATATTGGCGAAGTCGGAGGTGAGAACGTAACCGTCTACGGCAGAACCCTGTCCACCGTTGCGATTGCCAAAGCCGCCCCATCCGTTATTGCCCCAGCCGCAGAAGACGAAGAGGAAAAGGATGATAATCCAGTATGCGCCATTGCCACCGAAGAAGCCGTCGCCGTTCTGGTTGCTGTTCCGCCCGGAAAGCAGAGCCACGTCAGACGCGGAGAGTTCCGAAGTCATGCTCATTGTTTTTCTCCTTTCGGAATTTGAAGTGTATGCTAAATTGTTGCGCAACAATGATAGCCAAAGTTAAGAACCGAGGAACGATTGAAACATTTGTGCCGCCTGTTGAAGCTGATTAAGCTGGTTTTGCGAGATTTTGCCGGATGCAATCAGCTTGCGCACCTCCTGCTCCGGATCGCCCTGAAACGTCGCCTTGAACTGCTGAAACTGCTGCATCATCTGCTGGAAATTTCCCAGCGCTCCGGGCATCTGCCCGCCACCAAGTGCATTAAACAGTGGGTTCATCCTGCGTTACCCCCTTCTTCTTGCGCCCTTCTAGCGCTTCAAGGCGCTTTGTAAGCGTGTTGAGTTCGTCCCGCGTCACATACTCCGGCGCGTCCTGCGCGCTGCTGGATGGCTTTACGGATGCGTTGCGCTCCGTGTAGTCAAACGTACGCATAGACGGCATTCCTGCCGCGTCCGCCGACTTGATGTAAAACGTCTGCTTCTCGCTATCCATCAAGAGAACGCTCGAACCATTTGCGACAAGGTAGCTCTTCGCCCCGGCTTCACCCTGCACCCAAATCAGTCCGTTGCTCGACGGCTGCGCTTGTTGCTGCATCATCGGCTGCTGTGCTGCTCGAAGCTGCGCAAGCTGGTCGGGCATCGCCGTCTGCTGCGCGTTATAATACGGAATCTGTGGATAATATTGTGGATAACCATACGCCATACATCAATCCTCCCCCTCCCAATAATACGCTGGTATTTCCGCGCCGCTATCCCATGCGTCATACCAGTCGCCGTCTACGGCACACACAACGTGGTCGCCGATGCCGAGGACATACACACCGCGCGGATGTTCACGGCAGAAATCCGCGACAGTATAGCAGATTGGACAAGTATCCGGCAGGGCGTGGCGCGTGAATCCGCGCTCATGCAAGTAGCGCCCCCAGACGTGATTGGCGTTAGGCATATCTCCGCAGTCATAGCCCAGCGCACAGAGCGCCGCATAGGTGCTGCCCCACGTCTCCCCTGCCGCCTTGGATGCTGCGCGGACAGCGCAATCCCCGACGCGCAAGCCGCGCGGATTAGGGTTGTAGTGGATATACACCGCACCACCTCCTACTGATTATAGTATAGGCGATTCGGACGGTTGGGAAATGCAGACAAAGCGCTGGAAAGATGCAAAAAAACTTGCGAAAAATCCTGAAAAAGTGTTGACAAGTTGCGCAACCTGTGATATAATACATAGTGTCAAGGGGCGGTACAAAACAGAGCCCCGGACGGAAAGAGGTAATGACCATGGCAAAAGCAATTGCCACCTACAAATGCCCTGATTGCGGCGCTACCGTTGAACGCCGCATTGACGGCTTCAATCGCCGGGACGCGGACAGCAAAAAGGAATGGGCGGAAGCTCATCCCCTTCTTTGCGCCGACTGCTACCGCAAGCAGCAGCGCAAGCAGCAGCGCGAAGCGGCGGCGGCATTGAGCCTTCCGACTATTCACGGCGTGAGCGACAGGCAAGTCGAATACGCCACAGACTTGCGTGCGAAATTTGTGGCGCAACACGAACAGACAGTCGCGGATGCTATCGCTACCCGCGACGACCTCGACAAGCAAGCCGCGATTGCGGCGGCGGCGGAAAAAGCAGGGGTGACCATAGAGGAATTTATTCGCCAAAACCTTGACAAGTTTCCGTACAAGTGGCTATATGCTGCCTATGTCGTCTCAACCGCCACCGAGGCGAGGGACATCATCGATACGCTTACAGCCCGCTAAGACGAGTTCGACGCATGGTCTCCAAAGCGCGATTGGAGGACGCGGAAGCAACCGCAACGCGCCGAAATCATTTTAGGCGATGAAAGGAGCAGCACAATGAAGAACGCAGGGCGCGTCAGCGTTGACCTTGCGCCAATCGTAGCGCGCGCAATGGCATTCCTCAACCCCGACGCGGTGGAGCGGTTTTATGCGCTGTCACCAGCGAAGTACTATGCGGACACCATGCGCGGCGCTGGCAAGTCGTCTGTCGCAATTACTGCCGGACGCGCGGAACAGCAGATTGTTTCCGCTCACGCGCTGGGCATTCTCCGCGCCGCCGAGGAAGCCACCATTCGCGGACTTCTCCGCGCGGTTGACCGCAAAACATACGATAAAACGCATGATGCCATTAAGTCATCCCCGCAGGGCGCGGAAATTTCGCTTGATTCCTGCCTGATTTTCGACCAAAATCTCGATACTGCGCTTTATCGCACGATGCTTGCATTCTTCCAGATTCTTGTTTCCGGAAGAAAAGTTGCCAGCAATGACAGCTTCGCCGACCTCTCGGACTGGCTTTTGTTGCAGTCTAACATCAAAAGCATCCGAAAAGAGCAGACGACCGCGGACGATAAAAAAGGCCTGCAAAAACATTTGGGAAAGCTGCCTGTCGCTGGCTTCGGCGACCTGTACGACCGTTTTGCCGTGGAAGCGATTGACGAGTTCGCGCTCATGTACGATGGCGCTGGCGTTGATGTCTCGGATTACACCGCCGACATTCGCATCAATGCGGACGATGCCGCTATCATTCTTTCCGACACGCCCGAAAAAACGGCGCTCAATGCCGCGTCGCTGATGGTTGCCCGTGCAATCCAAAAGGACAAGGCATTTTGCATCGACAAAATCCTTCGCGGCGACGCTGCCGCCTTGGAAGCGGCACGAATCGCGCAGGAAAAAGCCGAGCAGCGCGCCGCCGCCGCAGAAAAGCGCATTGCCGAGCTGGAAGCCGCCATCCGTCAGCAGGAGAAGGACGCGCAGAAATCATTCGCCGCCCTCCAAGCGCATGAAGCGGATGCGCAGGAGCTGACCGCCCTTCGCGACGCGCTCTGGCGCAGCGCACAGGAGGACACGCAGGAAGCCCCCGGCGACACGCAACGCCCCAGAATCATTCCTGACGGTGTTGTCATCGTCGGCGGGCATCCCGCATGGGCGCGCCGCCTGACCGAGCGTTTCCCTTCCATCCGCGCCTATCCGCACGGTACGACCTGCCCCGAAAACGTCATCCGCAGCGCGTCGGAATTATGGATTCAGGCGGCGTATATGTCGCATACCGAGTTTTACGCCGTCATCGACGTTGCGCGCGGTTGCGGCATTTCCGTCCATTATTTCAGCGGCGCAGGCACGACAACGGCAATTGATAATCTGCTTAACTGATAGGAGGATAAAAATGTTAAAAAAAGATGGAAATCGGATTGTTAAGAACGTCATTGTGACGCACGAGCAGAATGAGCAAATTAAGGCGATTGGGCAGCGAATTGGGCTAAGTGATTCGGCGGTTGTCCGCCTTGCCCTATCGCAGTGGCTTGCGGAAAGAACGCAAAAAACTTGCGAAAAATCCTGAAAAAGTGTTGACAAGTTGCGCAACCTGTGATATAATAAATTATGTCAAGGGGCGGTACAAAAAATAAAGCCCCCGGACAGAAAGAGGTAACAGATATGGATTTTAAGGAAATCATGGCGATTGCAGACAACATGGACGTCGAAGCCACGGCGGAAAAAATTCTTGCGGAGATGGAAAAGGCAAAGGAAGATGAATGTTTGAATTTTTACGACTGGGGTCTTCGCAATGATGACCGGGAGTTCTGCGTTGGAGATAGCATCCCCAACTCGTACAATTGGTACGACGGAGAGATGAGCGATGAGGAACTTGATGGCGTTTGTGCAACGCAAATTGTTATCGCAAATTCGCGTGAAAAACAGCTCAAGAATATCGCGCGGGCGTTGCGCATTAACAAGGTGTATTATAATGAGCACCTGTACCTGATGCGCTGCGAAGGAGACAATAGCCATGTTGGCGAGGACGAGCAGGAGATTATCATGTGCGATGCAGAGGTCGTTGCGGTTATTAGATAATCGGCAGGGGGTGTCGAGTTGGATAAGACTTGCCCAATATGTGGTGGGCGCGTTCCCGACGGGCGGCGGATTTATTGCAGCGAAGGGTGCTACAAAATAAGCGAGAAACGTCGCCAGCGCGTCGGGACTGGTGCTCAAAGTGGAAATCCAGAAATGGTGCATACATTTACTTGCCCGGACTGCGGAAAAGTTGTAACCCGTCCGACAAAGTGCACACGCTGTGAAGAATGTCAGGAAGCAGCGAATCGGCTGCATAACGCAATTTACAGGCGAAGCGGCGCAAGAAGACCGCTTGGAAGCACGGATAAGTGCGTGCGATGCGGGAAAGAGTATATTGTCTTTGGCGGAAAGCAGAAGTACTGTCCAGCATGTAAGGAGAGTGCAACTGCGGAAGCAATTCGGGAACAGCGACGTGCGTCAATGGAAGAAAAGCGCAATAACGCTGTCACCGGAAATATCATAAGAGAGCGAAAGCGAGTTGTTCCGAAGGAGAAAATTTGCAAGTACTGCAAAAAGACATTTTCTGTCGTCGGAAATGGAGAATATTGTTCAGAAGAATGCCGCCTTGCTGCTAAAAAGGAGTATCTAAAAGAATATGACAAGGCGCGTGCCGAACAAAAACGTGCGGCACAAAAAGCCCGCTACGAATCGATGACTTCGGAACAACGTGAAGAAGCAAATCGCAGAGCCAGAGAAAATTATAGGAAACGCAAATCAAAGGAACATATTACAAAGTAGATATATATAAAGAGGACACCATGCCGGAAAAGCAAAAAGAACAGCTCATTTCACAAAGCGGCGTATTGTCTATGGGCTTCACAAAGTCCATGATAGACAAGCTGCTGCCTCCGCCTATCCTTAAGCGGAATCCACATTATGCGTCCTCCGCGCCCATGAAGCTGTGGCGCGAGGATGATGTGCGTTCCGTCATGGGGACGCAGGAGTTCCAGACGATGGCGGCAAAAGCAGCCGCACGGAAGGCGGCATCCGCAAAAGCCGTCGAAACGAAACGCAAGAACGCCGAAGGCATTGCGGACAACCTCATTGCGTCCATCTACGTTACGCGCTGGGATATGTCCGTTCTGGAAGAGGCGACGCTGAACGCGAGTGCAAGCGTCAGGCGCAAGAATAGTACACAACAAAAAAAGACCGGGACATTACGTCCCGGCTTTCTTTGTTTTCCGCTTTGGTAAAATCTCGGAGTATTTCTGCGCTTCGTCGTACTTGGTTTTAAGCGTGTGTATAATATAGTCAATCTTGCGAATGCTCATATTGTACTGCATCGACTGCTTTGTGCGTGTCCAGCCTTTTGCCCGCGACCTGATAATCAGTTCTTCTTCGTCTGACAAACAGGCTTCATCCACAAAAGCATCAACAACCGCTTTTGTCCATACGACTTCGCGGCTCATGCGTTACTCCTTCGGTTTATCCTTGCCATCTGCGACTGCCGCCGCGTCCGTCATGCCCTCGCCGATGATGTAGGCGATGACCGTAGCACCCGCCATGATGATGCTGCCGACCTGTGTTGCGGTTTCATCCGCCACGCCGAATGCCATAATCAGCATGGTCACAAAGGACACAACTGCCGCCCAGAACTTGCGGCTTGTCAGTTTGCGCTTCAAATTCTCACTCATTTTGCATTTTCTCCCTTTAGGGCATTGCCCCTCAACCAATTATCAATTTCCCTGCTTGCCGCCGTCATTTCGTCGGCGTTGCCGTTGTGTAACTCATGCTCCAAAAGTGCTTGTACTCCGGCGCACGTTACCATCAGTCCGTCACGTAAGCCGCCGATGCGCTCTTCGTGCCCATCGAGGCGGCGCTTGTCTGTATCCAGCTTGCGATTGATGTCAGCGACGTTGGATGCAAGCGCGTTTGTTGGCTGCTCCTGGCGCTTGCGTTCGTCCCTCACATTTTTTCGCGCGGTGTAAAATGTATTGTATGCTCCCAGCAGGACGAGAATCACGCCCAGCGCCAGAATCAGTTTATCAGCGGTGAGGTTTTCCATGTCAGCCGACACCGCCTTCCAGTGCTGTGACGCGTTCCTCCAGCTTTTCGATGCGTTCCGCAATCTCAGAGAACGTGGGTGTTTCCGTTTTGGAAATACCCACATCGACAAACTCCGCCATCATGTAGCCCTGATTCGTCTCCGTCTCGACGTGAAGCCATCCGCCACTATTCCCGATGACGTTGACAGAAGTGCCGATTTTGACCTTTTCCAGCACCTTTGCGGATTTTCTCGGTTCTGCGCGAAGATTGACCGTGCTGCCGCTCTGCGCTGTCACACGTCCGACGCAAATAACATCGTTGCTATCATCCACCATTGGGGTATCCTCCTTGTATTCGACCTTTTTGAGGTATCCTGCACACGTCCACGATTTGACGGGTGAAGCGACGAAGCCCGTTGCGCTGCTCTGCGCATTGAGAACCTTGCCGTCCTCACCCATCAGCCCGATGTGGTAAAAATCCCTCAAGTCGCCGTTGTAGTATTTGCCGCCCTGCTTGTAACTGGACGGCAAGGCATACCGGTCACCAGGATTCCGGCACTTAAAAACAGCCATTCCGGGCTGTGCGGCAGAAATCGGGACAAGCTCAACAATTTCCGTCCGCGCAATTCGGTTGCTGCCGTGGTAGATGCTCTGCCCGTGCTGACGGTATGACCAGACAAACGCGCCGGAGCAGTCAACGTTTCCCGTCTCCGCTGCACCAGCCGTATACTTCCAGTGCTCGTCAAGCATCCGCTGGAAGTCGCCCAGAATGGCGGATACTGCGATTTTGGGCATGATGACACCTCCTCAAACTTGGTACTAACTTGGTACTAACTTGCAACTTGCGTGCAACTTGCGTGCAACTTAAAAAATGCCGATTTTTCGGCATTTGTGCAGTGCTAAAAGTCGAGATTGCAACTTGATTACAACTTAATTGCAACTTAGATTGCGTTTTCTCCCTCATTTTCCGCCGCGTCCAGCGAATCATAGTACGCCTGCGCCAGCGTCTCAATTTCCGCGATGTCATCCTCCGTCAGCAGCCCGTTGTCGAGGTGCGTGTACGACTTATCAAGCCAAAACGCCACATCGCGCCCCGCGGAAATCTCGCGTTTAATCGCGCGCAGCGTCAGGTCGTGCCGTGCCTTACTGTTGATAGCCATAAAGATACCTCCTTAATTTTGCGTCATGGACGCAATCGCATCCTCAAGATTTTTGATTACAATGGTCACGTCTCGCTGATACGTTGCCGTTGCGCCAGCGCCGCCGCTTGTGCTGATGACGGTCGTCGGGGCGTAGGTGGTCAGCGCTTTGTACGCGGCAATTTCAGCAGCGGAAAGGGCGGTTTCGACGGGAGACGCAAGCGATGTCAAAACATACACCTCTTTCGCGTCGAGGAATGCTTTGAACTCATCAAGTGTTGATGTGCCTTTTTGCGCATATGCAAAGCCGATGAGATTGTTTTGGTTTGCGATAGCGCCGCCGACAACTTCCGAACCTACGGTGGTGGAAAAGTGCGTACAAAGAACATTTGTCGCAGAAGTGCCAGCGAACCACGCAAAGTATCTATCAACCTTTTGTCCAGACATCTGCCAGTTGAGCGAAGACGTCACCTTGATTTTGGTGATGCGCTGCACGCGCACCCCGCGCGCCAAATCCACCTCATCGCACACCCACTGCTGCCCGCTTTCATCCGTGTAGTTCCCGCCGGATGTGACCGGGATGCCCGGCAGCGCATTCGGCGTTTGCAGCGTCAGCGTCTGCGAATTATTCGCGCCGTCCGACACCGTGACCACCACCGTTCCGCCGTCACCCGCGCTGACAATCGGCACGGGCGCAGTCGGGAGCGGCGTACCGTCCTGCGTGCTTTTGCCGCAGACACGAAGACCGACAAAAGGCGCGGCGAAAGAATCCGTCGCAGTAATCGACGCGCCGGACACGCTGCCAGACAAAACATTCGCGCGCGCAGAAAGCGTGTTGGCGGTATTCGTGACCGCGCGGATAGCGTCGCCAGCAGCTTTCGCGTCCGCAGCGCGGTTCTCAAGCGTCAGCGTCTTGTCTGTCACCAGCGCCGTTGGAATCCCGCCATTCGGACCAACGCCATAAAGCGCCTGAATCACACCAATCGTGCTTGCGTCAACCATTCGTGCCACCTCCCAGCTTCACCCACGCACCCTGCGCGTTCTTCTGCCACATCGCCCCGAATCCGGCGGTGTACGCCAGACTGCCGATGCTTCCGGACTTCCCCGGCTCTGTGCCATTGGAGATGTCGGCGGCGTTATCCAACATCCACTCAACATAGTCCGTGTGGATAGTCTCGCCGTTATTCCTGCGGATTAGATTCCACGCCATTTTGTGCCGCCTCCTTAATTGTGATGATGATACTATCCGATTCCAGCCCGACGTTGCTGCTCGCGTCAACCGCCTGGAATGCAACAATCCGCGTTCCGCTCCCGGTAAATTGAAACTGCTTTGTGAACGTTATCGTTTCCTGCTGAACATCATAGATTCGCTCGTTTACTGTGCCGTCCACAAGGAACCGGATTGATGCCGCGTTCTTCTGCGTCACCGTGAACGTCACGCTTTCGCCGACGGTGATTGTTGTTTTGTCCGCTTCAACACTGATGATTTGCGGGCGCTGTGCCTCAAGCGCTGATACGTCCTCCTTCCATGCTGCGTATAGCTTGTTATAATTTTGCGCGGCGGTGTTTGAGCGATACGCCGCCATTTGCAGCAGTTCCAGCAGTAACAATTTTTCCTCATCCGTGATGTACTTCCCCAGAAACTGCTGCGCTGCGGATGTTGCGCTTTCTGCCGCTGCATTCGCGCTTGCCGCTGCGTTTTTGCAGTCTTCCACCTTTGCAAGAACCGTCGTAATGTCGGGGATGACGTTATCCGGGTCGTACACCGTCCCGGTTGCCCCCGCCGCAACACGTCCCTCAAGCCACAAGATAGCCGTCGTGTCCTCGCCGACCGTCGCCGTGACCATCAGGCGGAAACGCCCAACAACCGCGTAACAAGCAGCGGAAAGCGTCACGGATGCCATGCCGTCGCTGACTGCGCCTTGCAAAAGAATCGTCGGGTTGTCGTCTGTGCTTGCGACACTGTCCAGCCTGATAAAGCTGCCGACAATCGTTGCGCCCGAATCCATGCTGTACGGCGCGCCGTCCTTCTCAAACGCGATTTTCAGCGTGTGGGCGTTTGTTTCGCCTTGTACAAGCGCCGCTTTAAGCGGTGTCATCCGCAACCCAGCAGACAAGTTGCAAGTATAATTTAACTCATTCATGCTTCCTCCTTATTCCGTTCCGGCGGAAATAAGTCCACTCTTGCCGCCCAGCGCCTCGATGATGCCGCTGACGCTCTTGCCCTCCGTTGACATGATGACTTGTACCTTTTGCGGCTCAAGCAGCACATTGTCCGCGTTGAGCGTGAGAATGCGCTCATCGTAGCAGCGCCCGAATTTAGGCATTGCAACCCGGCAGATGCTCCCCAGCCGGAAATGGTCGTAGGGTAATCCCGTGATGGCGGAAAGCTCCACAAGTGAAACGTCGATGGAAATTGGCGGGGTTTTCTTTTTCGCCAGTTCCTTCTTTGCGTTTTCCAGCAGCGTCTCCTTGTCCGTGATGCTGTTATCGGAGTACTTGCCGCACACTATGCCCCACTCTTCGATGGTGTCCGCGTCGATGTAGTCCTTTCCATCGTTTACCGTGCCGACAGTGATGCCGTTTTTGCCGTATGCGTACATACGGGTCACAAGGTCGTCGCGGTCGGTGCTGACCGTTGCGCTGGTTAGCGCGCCGTTAAAGCGCGCTTCGCAGGAGACTGTATTTGGCATATTAACGAGGTTGAGCGTCCACGGATGGGTGGAAAAGTCGTACTGCCACATCATTTCTGCGGGCGACAAGTTCTTGACGTTGTTGATTGCTGTCCAGATGTTCGTCCCTGCGTCGAAATCGTATGTGAGGTGTTGCGATAACTCGCACGTTCCCATCTGCCAGCGCGTCTCCGGCTGGTAGGTGAGAAGCTGTGCCAGAACATCAACCGCGTCAACGGATGCACTGCCGATTTTTAGCTGCTCCGGGAGAAGCCCGTCCATCAGCGTAGAAATAGCGTGGTCGAGGTTGACTTCCTGCGTTGCGTAATTTCTGTATGTCTGCGTGTCCGAGCGCAAACGGAAGATGCCGACGCTGCCGCCGATGTGGTACAACTCCACGAACTGCGTTGCGTCCATCCATGTACCGTCCACGAGCGTCATGCTTGCGGTGGAAATATCGTCGATTGTTAGCGACAAAGACAACGATGAAGGGCGCAAGCGCTTGATTTCTCGTAGATTTTTGTCCAGCAGACGCGGCAAGCGAACGTTGTTGGTGTATGCCTTGCTTGCGTCCGGGTCGGGGATGATGCCGGAAACATAGTCGATTGTGAGGTAGATGTCGCGGACGTCTACGTTAAACGTTCGTTCGTTGCTGTCTGTGTAAATCTTTTTCCACATTTGGAAAGAGAGTATTGCAACAAACGATGTTGTACTTGCTCCGTCTGGAAGCGTGATGGACGAAAATCCAGCCTCGTCAACATGGACGTCGTTTACGTCCTGCTTTTGTTGATTGCCCCAAAGGTCGCGCCGAAAATCTGCGTGTACTCGTGCGGAGGTGATTACTGCGTCGGCTGGAAGAACAACCGGAAAAGTGACCTTTGTTCTCCCGATTGTTGGATAGCCGACTTCCATCTGCCAACCAGTGGGATTTTCCACATCAGGGTTTACCTCAAGACGGCATTTTATTTTGGACGTTAGGGTTACTTCCTGCGGTATGCCATATGCTTTATAGTTAATATTTCCGCCCCCTCGCAGTGACCGTCAGCGACAAAAGCCCGTCGCCGCTGAACGACACCTTGTTGATTCCGGGCTTTAGCGTGATTTCGTCGGCAGATTGTCCGTTTCGGTTGCCCATCGCGGATTGCCCTGCCGCCGTGATTTGCTGGATGCCGTTATCGTCGTGTACTATGCGGATTTCCTCGCCCGTTTTCACGCTGATATTCGTCAGCACGATTTTTTCGCTTCCGCAACTAATTGCAACGTTTGTCAGCGGGTCGATTGCCACAAAAACCGCTTCAAGCGGACACGCCACGTCCCCGCGATTGTAAACCGTCAGGATGCCACTTTTGCTTGCTTCAACTGTTTCCATTTTGGAAACAGTTGCTTCCTCCCACCACGGGCGCTGGTATGCCGTCAGCTTGATTTCCAGCGTATCCGTCCACTTGAGCGCGGAAACACTCGCCGCCTCGATGCTGTCGATGTACAACCGCTGTCCCGGGCGGTATGACGTGCGCAGGTACTGTCCACCGCTGCCCCAGCGCATGATTTTACCGAGGACAAGCTGCCTGTGGATTGTGTTTGCGTCGTGAATCTCAACGGCGATTGTTACCGTGATGGACTGCCGAAGCTGCCCGGTGAGGTACAGCCCCCCGCCGGGGCGTGCTTCGGTCGTCACGGCTTCCTTCGGCGCGTCCTCCGAAATGTCGATGATGATAATGGACGGGTCGAGGTCTTCCAGCGCTTCCTCACCCATCCACGCGCGGTATCGTGTTACCATTTATCGCGCCACCTCCATCAGATTTCCACGGATGCTCCTGCCGATTGTCTTGTTGACAATGGGCGCAACCGCCGTTGCGACGGTTTTGCCGTCCACGCTGAATGTGTTATTGATGGTTGTTGGCGGAAGCCCGGAAACCGCGTTCGCAATTTCGTCCGGGTTCGTTACCTGAACGAAAAGAACGCCGTCGCCATTGTTGAAGATGTTTGGTGCGCTGTTGTTTCTTAGGCTTTCCTTGTAGTTCTCCATCATTTCTCCAAGCGCATTGAAAATAGACTGCGTTACAAAATCTTCCTGTATCGTTCTACTTTCGATTTCTTTTGCTGCGTCAATGGCGCTTTCGATGGCGGAGAAAAAATTGCCGCCCGTTGTTTTTTCTTGCTGTTCGCTCGAAGGTGCGCCGATGTATGTATTCGGCACAAATTTAGGGTGCGCTGCGTTGGCAATAATCGTGTCCATCATATATAGTGGCGGCATATCTTTTGTTGCTCGATTATTCCACTGCTCCGCTTCTTCGGCTTCCCGTTGACGCTGGTTTTCCTCCATGCGCTGTTCCAAAATGTCAACGATGTCGTTCATTTCCTGCGTCTTCATTTCGACGAGCCGATTCCACCGCTGCGCGCGGGCTTTGATGTCGTCGGGCATTAGCCCATCCTCAATCATGTCCGCATAGCCGCTTCGCGCTCGTGCCTGTTCGCGGGCGCGGCGTGCTTGCGCTTGCTCTTTGAGCGTCGGGGCGGTTTTCTCGTGCGCAATATCTTCTTCTCGCTGGTCAGCATCGCCGCGAACGAAGAAGTCGGATATCCACGGCTTATCTTTCAGTTCGTAATCGATTTGCTTGAACCCCAACTGTTCGAGAAGCGCATTGATGCCCGGAATTTCCGCTTCGAGCGTCTTGCGTATGTCGTCGATGCCAGCCAAAAACGCGCTGTCATTTTCCGCCATGTACGCAGTGATTGCGTCCTTTTGGTCAAACGCTTCGAGCGCCTTCTCCATGGTTGAAAGCATTGACTGATAGGTTTCATCATTCGCAAGCGTATACCGCGTTTTGGTTTCCGCCATCGCGTTTTCTTCGTCGCGGGCGCGCTGGTAGTCTGCATTTAGCTGCTTGATTTCTTCCGGCGTTAGGTTCAGCAGACGCGAAAGGTACGCATCGTTATCGCGGGAGTATGTAGTAAGCCCTGACAAGATGCCAACGTCAACGCCAGCCGCTTCGGCTTGCTGCAAAGCATCATTATAGGCGTGTAGCGCATCCGCATTCGTGCCATACCAACTAAGCACATTTTCCTTGCTGTAATCGGTATCGAGGAGCTTCTTCATTTCCTCCTGCGTGTGCGTTACCATGTAGCCCATGCCAGACGCAACGCCCTTGTAGGCTTCCTGCGCCTTTTTCAGCGTGTCCGCGCGGTAGGTATCCACGTCTTTCAGCGCGGTCTTTAGGTCTTCGAGGGCTTTCTTTTCGTCCTCGACGGCTTCGTTGAATTTTACCTGTTCTTCGGCTTCCGGGTGTGCACGTTTGTACGCTTCCCATTCCGCTGTTGCCCTTGCAAGCGCGGTCTGATTCTCGTTCAGTTTATCGTTAGTTTCTTCGATTTGCCTATTAACATCTTCCAATTCTCCGGCGGCGGCGCTGCTATCGAATGTTTGCAAGCTCATTGCTTCTGTGAGCTTGCTCCACGCCGCAGCTTGCATGTCTCCGAAATCGAAGAGATTTATGGAAGAATCTCCAACCCCGCGAATCGCCCTGTCGACTTCATCATATTGCGATGCAAAAAATTCGTCAAATGTATTGGCAAACGTATAGTTGGCATTTGTTCCAGCCATTGTGCGGACAAAGGACTGATAGGCATTTTCTACTACATCATGATATGCGGCTTTTACTTCTTCAGCGTTAGACCCCACAATTAGCGAGTTTAGATAATCTCTGCGTGCATATAGGGATTCAAGCTGTTTTTCCGTTTCATCAACTGCTGCTTGTGCATCGGTAACGGCGGTATCATGTGCACCATACAGCGACACGCCATTCACGGTATCCACATACTGTTTAATTCTCTCTGTGTTGCCCATAATTGCGTCAGAGGTTAAATCAACGTATTGCGAAAGTCCCGGCATAACGTTTTTAAGGTTTTCGAGGGCTTCCTGCCACGCTTTCGTTGCCTTTACAGCTTCGCCGCTCTCCTGCTCCATGTTGCGCATGGAATTAACGATTGTGAGCGACTGCGCATAGGTCGCCTTTGCGTCGTATATTGCGTCGTCCCGCTCTTGCATGATTTTTTCGGCTGTGGTGTACTGGTATGACTTATCCGACAGCACGTTGTTGAGCAGCGAAATCGCGGGCGTTACAACGCCCAGCAGACCCTTGCCAAACTCTGTCTTAATGCGGTCGAGATTCGTTTGCAGCTTGCGCATCTCATTTGAGAAGCTGTCCCCGGTTCGCGCGAAGTCGCCCTGAGCGTCCTTCGTGGCTTCCAGCAGATACTGATAGCGCAACGTCGCCTGTTCCGCCTGCGACATCTTATCAAACGCCTTATTCATGCCCTTTTCGAGGGCAAAGGCGTTCAGGTTTGCGACAGACATATTGATGCCAAGCGCCTTCAAGGGCTCGTTTTCCCCGGAGATGCCGGAGCGGATTTTCTCAAATGCCGTGTCGTGGTCGAGATTGTAAAACGACGCCATATCCGCCGCCAGCCCCGCCATGTCCATAGACATTTGCAGCACTTGGTCATCCGCGATGCCCATCGACTTGAGCATAGCGCCCAGCGTGGACGAATACTGTTTCGCCTTGGTTTCCGTGATGCCGTAGGCGTTCAGCGCCTCCTGCGCCCACTTGTTGATGGTGGACGCGGAATCTTCAAACGTCACGTCCACAACGTTCTGCGTCTCCACAAGGTCGGACGCAAGCCCGATTGATTCATCAATCGAACCCGTGATGCCGTCGATAATGCTATTGATGCCATTCACTGCCATATTAGCAAGGAACTGCCCGCTTGCAATATCGCCAATCACATCAAGGCGGCTCAAAAATCCGCTCAGCACACCGCCGCCCGAACCGCCAGAATCGCCGTCTGCGGCTTCCTGCAAGGACTGGATTTGTTGCTGCAAACGCTGGATTTCTTCCGTCGCTTGCGTGGACTGCTGCTGCGCTTGCTGCAATTCCGTCCGAAAAAGTCCGCCGTCAAACGTCGGATGAATAGCAAGGCTGTTAAGTTCCTGCTGAAACTGCTCCATTTCCTGCCGGATTTTATTCAGTTCCTGTGTGTATCCGCTTGTATCAATCTTAAAACTTGCGTACAACTCAAATGCTTCCGCCATCTTCTGCACCTCCCTTCGCCATTAGTCCGTTTATAATGTCGTCGCAGATTTCCTCTGCTGTTTTTTGCTTTGTTTCGTGCTTCTCTTCGCCGAAAACGTCGCTATATGACGGAATTTCCAGATTCGCGCCGCCGAACGACGAAATAGCGAGCACCGTCATCCACGCCATATTAGCCATGTAGCAACGTTTTGCTTCCTCCTGCGTTTCGTGCGCCAGAAGCACCCCCAGCGCGTGAACGTTTTGCGGGCGGTATTTGTATAACACAGGGATTACATGATGCACCCCAGACGAAGCGCAAAGGTAAAAAAAGCAAACAGCGAATCTAGTGTGTCCTTGTCCATCATGGCGGCGGTTTCGGTGAAGTCCATTTCTGCGACTTCCTCCGCCGTCTTGCCGTGCATCGCGCCGAGAATCCCCATCGTTTCCTTCGGATGCTTGGCGTACAAAATCGGCAGCATCTTCATCAGAATGTCTCGTCCGACAACGTCACCCTTGCTTTTTTCTTCCACAAAGGCTTTCATTTCCTTGCTGTTTACCAGCTTGTCGATGTACGGAATGGCGTTCGCCATCTGCTCAAATGCGGTTGCGGTATTCATGCGTTTCCCTCCTCAAAATTCACGAAAGTGCGGCAGGGCGCGAACCCTGCCGCGTGTTGTTAGGCGGCGGGGTCGAAGAAAATGACCTCACAAGGCGCATATCCGTCGGTTTCAAGCCCGTCCTGATGCGCGGTAAACTCCACCGGAATAGTGCCCTCGCCCTTGTCCGTCCACGTCAGCGTTGCGCCCGCCGTGTTCAGCGCGTTTTTGATGGCAATCAGCACATAGCCCTTCGAGGTGTCGCCCACCCAGACAAGGCTATCAATATAATCCGCATCCTTAATGTCAGTGCGAATCTTGATGGTGTGCTTCTTCTCCGTGTCCGTTACGTCGGCAGTGCCAAAAGACCGCTTAAGGTTGGTGGCGTTGATTTCCAGCAGGGTAGTCGTCAGCTTGATAGTCCAGCCATCATTGACGCTGCTGCCTTTCCATTCCTCGCGCTTGCCGTCCGCCTCGATGCTTCGCGTGTTGGGCGTGCAGACGAACGTGCCGCCGCCGCGCGTTGCGCCAATCAGCGCAGAGCCGCTCGTCTTTTCGCGCTCCGTTTTCAGCAGCGCGCCCAGCGTCGCCGCGTCCGTGGCGGTGGAATAGTCAAAATTTGCAAGAAACATCCCGGCATTGAGCTGCAGATTCTCAAAGGTGCTTGCCCGAAGACCAGTCGTCATTTTTTTACCTCCTGTTAGGTGTAGTAAGTAACGATTTCGTAGTAAATCCGTCCATAGCAGACGCTCTTGAGCGTCGTGTCCACTTCGAGGCGGAAAAAGTTGCTATTGTTACGGTATAGCGTGATAAAGCCATCGTCGCAATAGATTGCCGTTCCCTCCGGCGGAATAGCGCGGCGAACCTCGTCAAGGATTGCCGCACGCTGCAAGTTGACGTTGCTGCCGTTTTCCGCCTGGCAGCATAGCGTGCAAATCATTGTAGATTTTCCGAATGTGTCTCCCTCTTGCACCTGAAACGCAAAATAGGGAAAAGACGCTTCCTCCGGCACTGCGTCCTCAACATACGCGGGAATTGGCTTGCCCTCGTAGGTGAAGCTGCTCCAAAACTTGTATAGTTTCCGCTGCAAGTCAATCACGCCGTCACCACCTCCGCGTCCGCCTCGCGGAAGTGCATATCGCTCTGCTCCGGCGTTGTCATATCCCGCGCGTCGGACGTGATGCGGAAGACCTTGCCGTCGGAAATCCGCTTCACGCGGTCGTTCGGAAGCAGTTCCAACATATCGGAAAAAACGATGGTGAAGAGTTCGCGGATGCCGTTCTGGTATGCAATCCGGGCTTCCGTGCTGCTGTTGCGGATGAATCCGGCACGGAACGGCGCGCCATCTGCCCATGTGACAACGATGCCGCCCATGCCGTCGGATTCCGTGCGCTTATCGACGATGCAAGCGTCATCCAGAAAATCACTCCACGCCATCAGCCCACCTCCGTGTACATGTGCCGATACGGGCGCAGCTTGTCCGCGAATGCCGCTTGCCACGTCACAACGCCGTTGCTGCCAGTCGCCCGCGAATAGCTGTAATGCCCGAACGATTCCGAGGTGTATGCCCCCGTTGGGTTTTTCGTCTCGTACTCCGCGCACTCTTTTGCAATCTCAACAAACGGGCGCGGCGGGTACAGAAACCACAACGTGCCGTCGAAAGTTTCCTCCCCGTCCGCGTCCTCCATTGCGCCAGAAACAAGGCTGTGAACGCCGTCGTTCCGCGCGCTGCCGCTGATGTACACATAGGGCGAACCTACATCAGGAACGATTTTACCGCCCGCGATGCGAATCTCCCCAGCGTACTTGCAGCGCTCAAAAAAGTTGTTACACTCGCGCATTGCCATTTCCAGCGTCACAGCCATGCTTCCACCTCCATTAGGTCGCTGCCGTCACCGTCGCGCTGCCGGAGCGAATCACGCGGTAGTCGCTGGTGCATTCCGCAACCGTCACCTTCTGCCCGGTAGCAATGGCAAGGTCAGACGTGCCGTCCCAGTTGCTCCAAGTGCGGACATTCTGCCCATAGGTCGCAGTCGGCGCGGTCGTGCCAGCCTTCACCTTGTACAGGTTGGAGCTGGATTCCTTTGCGGGGCTGACAGTCAGCTTCGTGTTGCCCTTGCCAGTGCCGGCAGCGGAAGAAACCGTCAACTGACCCGTTGCCGCGTCCGTGATGGTCGCAATCCAGATGCTCTGCGGATTAAAGATAACCGGCATGAACAAGCCGGATGCCCGCGTCCACAGAACAACGGGGTCGTTCTCCACCCACTGCGACACCATCACATAGCGGTGCTGCCCGGACTGGTTGACATTAAGCCCGGTATTGGCTGTGTTTACCGTCTCTTCCGGGGTCTGCCCCCACAAGCCCGCGCCGATGCGCGTCATGGCGTTGCCCGTGCCGATGAACGTCATCTTGTCCTGCGGGAAATAGCGCTTCGTGGTGCGAATCGGTCGCCCATCCGCGCCGATGCCGCCATCAATGGCGTACTGCAAATCGTTGGTAATAACTCGGTTGATGCCGTACTCCGTGGAAAGGAACGTATTCATCGCGGCATTACTCACATACGCGCCCTCGCTCAACGTGCCGTTGATGCGCTTCTGGACTGCGCTGTTCGCGCGAATCTTGTTAATAACCTTGCGGCTCGTTACGATGGTGTCCAGCGTTGTGCCAGCGTCCAGCGCGGTGTCCACCACGAACTGAATCTGTGCCGGAATGTCCGCGTCCTCGCTGAAATCGAACGTGAACTCCGTCTGTTCCGGCTTCACGCCGTAGTCGATGGTCAGGTCGAGGTTGTTTTCCTTGATGGTCATCTTGCCAGTCGCCAGAACCTCGTTCTTCGCAACCTTGGTTCGCGTAACAACTTGGTCGGCAAGCATGATGCCGTCACGAATAACGTAGTCGTACATAGCGTCGTTCTGCACGCCGGAACGCAGCAGTGCACGCATACGCTCGGACTGGTTAATCTTAACCTTAATCAGTCCCTTTTCGATGCTGTGGGTATCGACGGGGATGCGGGTGGCGATGTTCGTCCGGCTATCGAAGCTGTGGAAGTCAGCCATCACGGGAAGCTGGTACTGGTTGGCAATCTCCTGCCACTTTGCAACAAGGTTTTCGCTGTATTCGTCGGGGAACAGCGCGTCCACCGGGTCGTTCGGGCGGCTGACGTTAAAGCCAACATCCAGCCACTCCTCCTTTGGAATGAGACCGAAAATATTGTTCTCAAAAGACGGAATCTGCATAGTATTCTCCTTTCGTCAGTACGGGCGAACCGTCGCGGCTTCGGCGGCGATGAAGTAAAAGCCCTTTGCCGTCAGCGCGCTCTTGGCGGTGCTGTTGATTGCGACGGGGAGACGGCTCTCGTAAACCGTGCCGCGCGTCACGACGCTGCCGGGCATATCGCCGCTTGTAACGTCCACGTCCTCGTACACGATGCCGACGGCAGTGCCGTCATTCGCGGGGTAAATAGTCCCCATCTTGACGTACTTCGCGCCGTTTTCGGCGGTGGTAGCGCCCGACTGCTTAATCTGCTTGGTTTCGCGGATTGCGTCTTCCGCGTTTTCAAGAAAATAACCGGGCTGGTAAACAGTCCCGGTTGCCTTGCTGGTAAAACTCATTTGTTTGCTCCTTCCGGCGCAACTGCGCCATACATATCTTGCGCGTACTTCGCCGCCAGTGCTGCGGCGCGTCCGCTGCCGTGCGTGGCATTGCCGCCGCTCGGCGGGGTTGTGGTAGGTGTACCCTGCTGCTGCTGCGTGGAGAAAAGGTCGCCATACTCGCCCTTGAGCGCGTCAATCAGCTTGTCGCCGTCCTTGATTGCGCCCTTGTCGTCGAGTTCGATTCCGTCCAGTCCGCGCTTTGCCATCACGAGGTCTGCAAGTTTCTCTTGCATCCCTTTGCTGGTCAGCAGCTTTCTTGCGGCGGTTGTCAGCGTCGCGGTTTTCTTTTCCGTTTCCACTTGCTGCTTGTAGGCGTCGAACGCCTCCTGAATCTTCTGCGCGTCGCCGCCGCTCTTCTTCGCGTCGGCAAGCTGCTGCTTGAGCGTGTCGCGCTCCGTGGTCAGCGCTGCAATCTGCTTCGCCTGTTCCGCGTACTTGTCGCGCTCCGCCTTGATGTCGTTGATTGCGTCGCTGTGGGCTTCCACAATCGCGTCAATCGCTTCATCAGGCACATTCAGGGCTTTCAGGTTTTTCCGGGTGAGGATATTCATGATTCAATCTCCTTTGCTTCGGGGCGCGGTGCTTTGCGCCTTTGATTGTTTGCGGGTAGGCGGTGCTTTGCCTTGCTCCGCGTATATGCAAACAGCGCACGGCGGTGCTTTGCCATGCGCTGATGTTGCTGTTATTAGTCCATGTTTTGTTTGATTACATCCGCCATGATGTCCACAAGGCGTTCCGCGTTTGCGGAATCTGCGAACGTGTCCGTCATGAACGGTCTGCCTGGTGTGTACCCTCCCGGCATGACGCGAAACTCGCCTTTGTCGCCCAGCTTGGGAAAGAAAACGGCGTGTCCCGCGTGCCCATCGTGTACATAATGCGCGTACTCGACGTTTGTGCCGATGGTTACTTCGTTGTTGTCGGGGTCGATGTCGGCGGTGATGCTTCTCGCCAGATTGCCAGTGTCGTAGACCTTATGCTCATAGCCTGTCACCATCTTCTCGCGCACCATGCCGACGGATTCTTGTGCAACCGCCAAAAGCCCAACAAACATCGCCTGTTCCAGCTTCTGATTGATTTCCTGCGTGTGGTCTACGAACCCGCTCATTCCTTTTCCTTCTTTCGGATGTTGCCGTCTTCGTCCACATACTCGGTAGACAGAATGACTTTCGGCATAATCATGCAGTAGCAATTGATTGTTTCCGCTGCGCTTCCGTTCGGGTCGCCAGGAAAGCGGATGTTGCTGTTCGGGAAGCACTCGCCCTGCTTCGCCATCTTGCCGTGCCGTGCCATATGCGCTTCACGGCTATTCTGGAAGCGGCAGAACCACTTGTTGTAGACCGTTACGCCTTGGTCTGCTGCTTCCTGCGATGCGGCATAACTCGCTTGGCTCTGTGAGCGCGTCCGTTCCGTCTGCGCTACTCTCCGCGCTTGCCACTCGCTCTGTCCTGTGATGTCGCTGATGCGGTTCATCAGTTTCTTCCTGTCCTCGCCCAGCGTGGATGACAGCGCCAGCGCGTTTTGTAGCTTGTGGCGAATTTCGGTGTTCTGCCCTAAATTCTTGTACGCCAGCTTTGTGAATGCTGTTTCGTGCGCGGCGAAAATCGCTTTGATTTCGCGTTTGTTGGGCTGCGCGAACGACACCTTGACACCCGCGCGGTCTGCTTGTGCCTCGATGACGGTTTGCGCCTCGCCTAAGCTGTCGGCGTACACGTCGCCCATCGTGTTGCGGATGTCGGCGGTTGCCCGGTTCCCTGCCTTGCAGATTTCCTCCATGATGACTTCTTCTACCCGGTATTGGCGGATGAGTTCGCGGACAAAACCCGCTTTCCACCGCTCTACCTTTTCGGGCGTGTCGTAGTATGCGGGCGGCTTTATCTTGCCATCGTCCACTTGCTGCTTTTTCCGCAAGAAGTCTTTCAGGCGCTCCGTGGCGATGTCAAGCGCCTCTTGGTACATCGCCTTTATGCGCATTTGCAGCGCGGCTTCGCGCAAATCGTTGCGCTCCACGTCCGTCACGGCTTGCCCGTCTCCCCAGCGTCAAAAAATGCAATCAGGATGCGCAAGACAAGTCGAACCGCCACCAGCCACCAGCCGATGCACAAAAGCCAGTCCGGGACGACGACGTTATTCGCCGCCAGCACTTGCAGAATCACCATCAGATACAGCATCTTCTTCCTCCTCGCCTGTCTTCTGCATTGCCTGTTGCGCCATCCGCATACCCAAAAGCGATTCTTCCTCCCCACGCTTCATGATGTCGTCGATTTCCTCCGACAGAATCATCGGGTTCAGCTTCAATCGCGTCTCCTTGTCCAAATCGCCCTGCGCGGTGTAGATGTTTTGGATGATTTCGCTCTCGTTTGCGATTGTCTGTCGCTTGAAACGGATTGTCTCGGTTTCGATGCCCAGAATCCGCAGCAGTTTTTGCACGAAATCAAAGCACTGCCATTCGTAGGCGTTCGCCTTCAAGTCCAGATTCGCCATGCTCGCCCGGATTGCAACGTTCGTCAGGCTGCCGCCCGTCAATTCCGACACATCTAGCGCCATATAATCGCGATAAAGCTGCCGTTCCAGCAGTTCCAGCGCGGTTTGACGCGCTGCATACGGCACTTCAAACGTCTCCGGCGTTACTGTGCTGGATGACGTGCCGTCCGAAATGTTCGCAATTGCTTTTAGTCGGTGAATCTGTTCCAGCATCAGCGCAACCTCGTCGAAGTTGCCCCCGAAATTATTCAGCACCCAGTAAACATCATTTGCCTTTTCCAGATTGTTTCCGAAGTCGGAAAGAACGATGTCGTACAGGTCGATTTTGGAACGGATTGCAAGCGTCAGCTCCGTCTGCTTCTTGTCGTTCGCGTACAGCGGCACAATCGGCAGTGCGCTGTAATTCTCCTCGGACACAAGGCGCTCGCCTGTGATGTCCCTCGCGTATGTGCGCTTGTAGGCGCGTTTCTCCTGCGCAACCTCCAAATCAGAGGCATTCTCGCGCGTTTTGTAAACCGTCACGCCGTCCGGCTCGAATACACGCGCCATCAGCGGCTTGTCGTCGCCAATCTGCCAGAACTGCACTCCAACCATCGGTTCGCCCGTCAGCTCGTCCAGCAGCGCCACAAATCCGCTGTTTTTATCCGTGTACGCACGCAGAATCTCAACGTGGTCGAGATTCCAATAGCCCCAACACACGCCATGCACCAGCGCATACAGTCCAATTTTCGCAAGCGTCGTGTCGAACCCGACGCCTAACTTGCCCTTCATTGCGTCGTTTTCCAACTCCACGCCGTTGCCAAGCAGATAATTAGCCTGCTGCATGGTGAAGCGGCGGAAAAAGTCGCTGTAAATGCGCTGTCCGGGGACTGCTTCGGTTGCTGTCCCCTTCTTCTTGACCTTTTTCCCGTCGGCGGTGGTCTGCTCCGTCTCCGACGTTGTGGCTCGCAGGACAACTTTCGCGGAAACGGTATCGTTCTGCGCTTCATAGTATCTTTGCGCGATTCCCGCCTTGTTAAAGTCCTCGCTGTGTTTATATGCTCCGATAACCGCCAGCGTTGCCTTTGCTTTGTCCGGCTCGTTCTGCCAGTCTTGCCATGTGATTTTTGTGAACATCTGTATCACCCCCCAACGTATAAACTCGCGCCGCTCCTGTCGAGAATCCGGCAGCAGCACGCGGCGCTGTCCGGCGCGTCGTCGTGTTCCGCGTCCTCGGTGTAATCCATAATCTGCGCGATATAGTCCCTGTCCGTGCCTTCCAAAAACACGATATTTCCCCACCACTTTTTGAGGTATGTGCTGATTTTAAGGTACTTGTTCATTTTCTCCGGGTATGCGCGTACCGCCATGTTTCGGCGGCGCAATTCCCGCGCCAAATATCCCTTGTCGCCGTTTGTTTCGCAGTAAATCGGGGCGCACATTAGGCGCTCCGTCTCCGATTGCAGCGCTTCCATCAGCGTGTCAACGTGCTTGCGCCACAAACGCCCGTACAAATACAGCGTGTCGCCGTCCCTCTTGGCGCACGTCAGCGCGGTGTAGTCCTCTCCGCCGTATGCAGCATCAACGTGCGCGATGCCGTCCCGCAACTTTTCCGCTTCCGGCGTGAACGTCGGCGGCGTATCGAACAGCGCATTTTCGGCGGCAATGTGGCGCAGCTCGTAGTTCGCGGCAAACAGCGACGGCGACATTGATTTCCGCAGCTCTTCCAGCTTCTCCGGCACAATCAACCCGGTGGAATAGCAATCGAAACGCTTTATGTTCGGCATCAAAGAAATAGCGTCCTCTTTATGCCAAGGTGTTCCTGTGTTAATAATTCGTCCGCCTCTGTTCCTAATGTTTTGCAGTTCCATATAGACGGTTTTTGTCTTTTCTCGCTCTGCATGGCTGCTTCTATCGGATGTGTTTACAATATCGTCCGTAAAAATCAAATCCGCATGTTTACCTGTTATACTGCCTCCTATGCCGATTCCTAATAGCTGGTCTCCGCCTCTCGGACTAACAAAGTGATTTGTCGTTATTGATGTTGCATTTGCCCGAAGCACCCGGATTGGGTTTCCTGTTGCTGCAAGAACGATTTGCTGAAAACTTTTGTTTTCTATGATGCCTCTCGTTTGGCGAATGACCTCTACTACATCCGCTTCGCCTTTGCGAAAGAATATCGTATTCTTATTCGCAAAAACAGCCATTCCAATCGCAAGCGCACCAGAAACGGCAACCGTTTTGAAACTACCGCGATGCCCAAGAATGGTCATATCGCTGTCTCCAAGAAGCATTTCCTTCATCCACTCGCCATGCAAATCATCACGCATCAGCGTAAAGCCACACGCGCGAAGTAGTGCTGCCGGATGGCAAATCATAAAATCAAGAGCCTGTTTTCGCGTCAGATTCTCCATGTGCAGCATACCCCTCGCGACGCTTAATTACGGCAATTTCACGCTGTAAAGCGTCTGTAAACTCTGACGTTGTTACGTTAGCATCTATCTTTTCAGACGGCATCTGCTCTGTTAGTTTTAGGTACAGCTCCATCCAGCGCGCATCTTTAAGCGCGTTGTTGAAAATTGAGTATGCCGCCGCCTCATTTCGCGTTGCCTTGTTTCCTCGGCTGTCTGCTATTTCTTCATTGGCCATTTCTCGCAAAATATCTCCAACAGCTCGCAGTACCTGTGCTGGTGGCGTTTTGTTTTTTGCGTGCCCGCCCTTTCTTGCAAGTTCTTTTGTTCTCGGGTCTCCTGCCTTAAACGGCATAAACATTCCTCCATCCGATATTTTTGTTGCAAAACTCTGAAAAGTGTGGTATAATTATATTGTAAAGAAAGGGAGGGTAATGAATGAAGGCTTTGAGTGTGTCATCTTTTTACGCAATGCAGATAATGCTTGGGAATAAAACGATTGAGTGGCGTACATGGTGCACAGCACATCGCGGAGAATTGCTTATCTGCTCAAACAGAGAACGCACTCCTGGTACAATTCCAGGCCACGCACTTTGTGTTGTGCGCATCACTGATGTTCAGCCTTTTGTCGAAACGAAAGCGAATCTTGACGCTGCTTGTTTGCAGCGAGGCGACGTAGAAGGTGGATATGCTTGGAAACTTGAATTTGTCTCTATCGTCAAGCCCTTTCAGGTTCGCGGGAAACCGGGGCTCTTTGATGTTCCAGACAATGACATTATAAAAATAGACGAAGAAACGATGACAGGAGAAGAGACATCTGCCTTTATAGCACAA